TTGGGATCACTGGGGATGTTTCCTGAAAGATTTGAGAATGAGTTTGACAAAGATGTTTTGGAGTGTCAGAAACTAGCCGTTGACAAGGCCATTCAATACATGCCCTATTTTTCCTTGAAACAAGAAAACCTTGGCTTGCTTGCCCGTTTGGTTTCCTTGATGTATCACTCGCATACTCCTGTGTGGAACAACCATCAAAGCAATCATGCCATTGACAAGGTGGAGCATGATTGGCCCGCTGCGCGAGCATTGGACGATACAATTGCAATAGGAATGGCATTTGAATGATGACCAAAAAGCAAAAGCAGGCAAAAGTTGCCAAGGTTATGGGGGAATTCAAGGCTGGCACCTTAAAAGGAAGTGATAAAAAGCCAATTAAGAATTACAAGCAGGCAGTTGCCATTGCTCTCTCTGAAGCTGGCATGAGCATGCCAAAGAAGGATGCAAGCGAAGAATACATGCGGGCGTTCATTCGCCAAGTCTTAGAAGAGGAAGAAGCGATGGAAGAAGAGGGAGAAGAGGAGGAAGAAGAGGGAAAGGATTGAGGGGAGATGCCCAGTCATTCTCCCCTCCATCGTCTGTACGATCTGCCGCTCGTCGCGGCCTAGAACTGCGTAAGAAGCACGGTAAAGGCGGTCTTAGTACGCAGGAGGCTGGCAAGCAAGGCATTGGAAGTGGGGTGGCAAGAGCTTCTGATTTGGCTGGCGGCGGTGCTGTGAGCTATGCAACGATCAAAAGGATGGCCGCATTCTTCTCTCGCCACGAAAAGAACAAGAGTGGAGGGGAAGATGATGCTGGTTACATCGCATGGTTGCTATGGGGAGGAAATGCAGGCAAGGCATGGGCCAATCGCATTATTAAGATGGTTGAAAGCGCTAAAGATCAATGAGCGAATACGTGCGGGTGATTGAAGAAGAGGAAGATGGTATTGGCGTGATGAAAGCGCTTGCCATTCTTTCCGCTAACGAGCATCGCAACACCTCACAGTGGCGCCTCGTCGAAGAGCAGCATTTCAAAAATGGACGCCTCGATGAAACTCACATTTTTGTCATTAATGCCTATGACAAGCCTGACAAGCATTTTGATCAAGTGAAGATGCTGGTTTTTGAGGCTGAGGCTATTGCAAAGTCTTATGTGATGGAGGGTATTGAAAGTCAACTTGCAGAACTGTCGGATGAAGAGGACGATGATTAATCTTCGCTTACTGCGGAGACTACGAATGTGGGGTAGCCAAGAAGATACAAAATTGAAAGCTGAAAAGCAGAACTAAGCAAGCGTATCTCCGCGCAATCAGGCGAAATAATGCCTCGCTCCATTCGCGAAACGGTGGTTTGGTCGCAATGAAGGATGGCCGCTATGTCGCATTGTGACATGCCGCTGTTGAGGCGAGCTTCTCTCATTCGCTGTCCAATCACTTGCCTGCTTTCTTGCATGGAAAGTATGGGAGCCTTTACTTTTGTGGTGATGCGCCGATGCTGAATATGCTGCATTTTTAGGCTGTATTTCCTAAGTTAGTCTATCTCGCGTTTTATTTCTTGATAGAGTATTGCCATGAGCGACACCTGCTTTCGTTACGATGTAGCGCCGATTGACAAGTACGAAGTGACCCCTGAGGGTTATCTTCGTGCCTGGGCAACCATTGCGCGTACTGGTGTACAACATTACACCGACGCTGATGGTTCCATTCGTCGCGAATATCGTCCCGAAACCGAAGTGGCGTCTCCTGAAAGCTTGGCCTCATTTGCGGGCAAAGCAATCACTCTTGAGCACCCGCCAGTCTTATTAGATAGTGCCAATACAAAGGACTATCAAATTGGCTTCAGTGGCACTGAAGTGGTATATGACAACGGCTTTGTCCGGGCAGTTATGACCATCACTGATCAGGAAGCCATTGAGCGCATTATGCGTGGTGATGCGAAGGAGGTCAGCGCTGGCTATCGCGTCAATTATGAAGCGACTCCTGGCGTAACCGACAGTGGTGAGAATTACGATGGCATCCAAACGGAAATCAGCGGAAATCACATTGCTGTTGTTCGCAGAGGTCGCGCTGGCCCGCAAGTGAAGCTTCATCTAGATCGTCTGGATGCTGCCGATCCTTCTCTATTTACTCCCATTGAGGAACCATCTATGACTGCAAAAGTCAATTTTGATGGCGCTGAGTTTGAGGTGACCGAGAGCGTAGCTCTGGCGATCACCAAAGAACGGGAAGACGCCAAAATGTCCTACGAGGACATGAAGAAAAAGTGCGACGAGCTGCAAGCCGCCGCTGATTCCATGAAGGCCGAAATGGATGCCATGGAAAAAGAAATGAAGGGCAAGTGCGACTCTGCCGAAGGGCGTGCCGATGCTCTTGCTCAAGAACTGGAAGGCCTTAAGACTGATCTTGAAGCCGCCCAGAAAGTGAATGTGGACGGTCTTGTCGAAGAGCGCATTGCTCTGATTGATAAAGCTCGCACTTCGCTTGATTCCGCTTTTGATTTTGCTGGCAAGTCTGCTCGCGAAATCATGGAAGCTTCCATCAAGGCCGTTCGTGGTGATGCTGATTTGTCGGAGCGTTCCGACGATTACGTGACTGCCATGTTCGACACGCTGGCCGAATCGCCCCGCGCTGATTCTGCTGCTACGGAAGAACTGCGCAAAGCCGTTGCTTCCATTGCCTCTCCAGTATCTGCTCCTTCGTCCTACATGGACAAGCTTCAGAATGCTTGGAAATCCCCCCTCTCCGTTTCTAAGGAGCGCTGATCCATGCCTGTAACTTTTTCCGCGTCGGGGTCTCCCTCTGCTGGCGGCGTGCAACAGAGCTACGCTCTTGTTCATGACGCACTGCTGGAAGGACAACTCTCTGACACCCGCGACAACACGATTAGCACCTGCATCAACGAAACCACCGTTGTGCAGCCTTTTGGTGACCTTCAGGTTTACAACCTTGCTGGTACTGTTGCTAACTCTGCAACCACCATTTCTGGCGCAACTGGCACCGTTCTTGGCGTCAACGTGCTCACCTACGTTGATGAAACTGCACGGAATGCCGACAATCGCCCTGGCGTCAAAGTTCGTCAAGCGATGAACGTTGCAAACGAAGGTGCAGTGGCCGTTTACGTGACTGGTGCAGTGAATCCTGCTTCGCCTGTTCGCGTGCTGTATGCCGCCAGTGGCACTGGCAAGGCTGGTCAATTCAGTCATGCTTTTGCTTCTGGCCGTACTGTTCGCCTGTCCAACGCTCGCTTCCTCACGTCTACCACCAGTTCTGGTCTTGCGATCCTGGAGCTGAATGGTCCGAGCTTCACTCTCTCTGCCGATTCTTGATAGGAGGCCCTACTAATGTCTGATTTTCGCATGGACGATGCGGGCCTGTTTCTTGAGCGTCAGCTTGAGTACATTCGCCCCCAGGTATTTGAAATCGCTTATGCCGACATCAAATACCCCACGATTCTGCCTGTAACCAGCGAAGCTGGCCCTGGCGCCCAAACCTTCACCTACCGTGTCATGGACTCCACTGGTGAGTTCCGTCTGATTGCGGATGCCGCCGATGATCTGCCCCGTGCCGACATCAGCCAGGTGGAAAAGAGCATCAACATTCGCTCCTTCGGTGGCTCCTTTGGTTACACCGTTCAGGAACTGCGTGCAGCTCAAATGGCCAACATTGCTCTTGAGCAACGTCGCGCCGCTGCTGTGCGTCGTGCCTACGAGGAGAAAGTTGAAAGCGTTGCCATGTTCGGTGAATCCACCGTTAGCCTGGCTGGCTTCTTCAACAACGCCACTGTTGATGTGATTGCTGCTGACAAGTGGTTTACCACCTCCGGCACCACTGCTCAAGAAATGCTGGAACTGCTGAACTATGGCGTTAGCGCCATTATCAATGGTTCGCAAATGAAGGAGCAGCCCGACACCATTCTGCTGGCTTACGAGGACTACAACAAAGTGAGCACCACCCGTAACTCCGATTCGTCGGACGTGACTGTGCTTGAGTATTTCCTGCGTACCAACCCCTACATCCGTAATGTTGAGCCCATCAACCAACTGACGAAGGGTAAGAACGGTGGCCGACTGAACACCAGCCGCATGGTGGTGTACAAGCGTGACCCTGAGAAAGTGCAACTGCACATCCCCCAGCCTCTTGAACTGTTCCCGCCCCAACAGCGTGGTCTGGAGTTCATTGTCCCTGCTCACGCTCGCGTGGGTGGTGTGGCTCTGTACTATCCCAAGAGCATGATCTACGTTCAGGCTTCATCCTGAACCTAGACAAGCAAGGGGCGTTAAGCTTTATGACAGTTCTTCTTGAACATTCAAAATGTTAATCGCTTACCGCCCTGAGCTTGAAAATCCGCCGCGTGAAGGTGGTTTTGGCATTATCACTGATACTGGCCTGATTCAACTGGCTCCTGGTCTTAACCAGGACATCCCGGAGCTTCAATGGAAAACCGCACGACAGAATCAAACCGTTAAACGGTTGATGACTATCGGCGCTATTGAAGAAGTGAAAGAACAACTCACCGTGGAAACCATTCCTCAGGATGTTCAGACACTGGTCAACATGCCTCTGGTAGAAGCTTTTCGTATTCTTGAGGTGATTCA